TCATTCAGAGAAGGTGGCCTTAACAGAGAAAATTTTGTGGACGTAGTTCCACTGCTATAAGGGGAGATAATGGCAAAGAAAAATCCAAATGATAATGTAGAAAAGGCTATTGAAGCACTTCAATTAGGAATGGAAATGGGTGAAGAAACAGTCGTTGAAATTCCTGATGAAAAAGATGTTACATTTGAACCAGATATGGAAATTACAGAATTAGCTGACGGTGGTGCAGAAATTGGTCCTGCAGGAGATGCTCCTATTGATCAATCACAAATACCATTTGATGCAAACTTAGCAGAATACATTGACGATATAGAATTAGGTAGGTTAGCAAATGACCTACTTGCTGATTTCGAAGCGGATAAAGATTCAAGGAAAGACTGGGAAGATACCTATGTTAAAGGCCTTGATATGTTAGGATTCAAATATGAAGACCGAACACAACCCTTCGAAGGTGCATCAGGGGTCGTACATCCTTTATTAGCTGAATCTGTTACACAGTTTCAAGCTCAAGCATATAAGGAACTTCTCCCCCCAAGCGGCCCCGTGCGCACACAAGTTATAGGTCAAGCTACACCGGAAGTAGAAGATCAGGCAGATCGTGTAAAAGAATATATGAACTACCAGATTACACATATAATGAAAGAATATGATCCAGAAATGGACCAAATGTTATTCTATTTACCATTATCTGGTTCAGCATTTAAAAAAGTTTATTGGGATTCAATCCTAAAAAGAACAGTCTCTAAATTTGTATCAAGTGAAGATCTTGTTATAAATTATATGGCAACAGATTTAGAGCAAGCATCGCGTATTACGCATTGCATTAAAATGTCTGGAAATGAAGTGAAGAAATTACAAGTTTCTAAATTCTATTTAGATGTACCAATTTCAACAGGTCATGTAGATTTAAATAGCGATGTAAATGATAAAATTGACGAGCTCCAAGGAACTGATTCAACTAGTGGTAATGATGACGATGAACATATAATTTTAGAAATGCATTTGGATGCAGACATCCCAGGATTCGAAGATCAAACTGGAATTAAACTTCCATACATTGTTACGATGGATAAGTATTCTTCAAAAATTTTATCTATACGAAGAAACTGGAATCAAGGAGATAAAGATTTTAAAAAGATTCCATATTTTGTACACTTTAAATTCCTCCCAGGCCTAGGCTTTTATGGCTTTGGTCTAATACATATGCTAGGTGGATTGTCAAGAACTGCAACAAGTGTTTTGCGGCAATTAATTGATGCAGGTACTCTTGCCAATCTCCCAGCAGGTTTTAAAGCACGTGGTATGCGTATACGTGACCATGATGAACCTTTACAACCAGGTGAATTTAGAGACGTGGATGTAACAGGAACTTCTATTAAAGAATCATTATTACCTCTTCCTTATAAAGAACCATCACAAGTATTATTTGCATTATTAGGATTTTCTGTTGATGCAGGTAAATCATTTGCAGCAATTGCAGATATGAAGATGGGTGAAGGTAATGAGCAGAATCCAGTTGGAACAACACTTGCATTATTAGAACGTGGCACAAAAGTTATGAGTGCAATACATAAAAGATTATATTGTTCACAACGTGATGAATTTAATCTTCTTGCACGTTGCTTTAAAATGTACACACCACAAGAATATCCTTACCAAGTAGTTGGTGGGGATCGAATGATTAAACAATCAGATTTCGATGATCGTATTGATGTTCTTCCTGTAGCTGATCCAAATATATTTTCAATGGCTCAGCGTATTACATTGGCTCAACAGCAATTACAACTAGCATCAGCTGCACCACAATTACATAATTTACGTGAAGCATATAGAAGAATGTATATGGCGATGGGTGTTGATAATGTAGATGCTATATTAAAACCAGATCCAGAGTTACCACAACCAATGGGTCCAGCAACAGAAAATGCAGCAGCAATGCGTGGCCAAGATCCAAAAGTATTTCCAATGCAGGATCATCAAGCACATATTCAAGCACATGCTGAATATATGTTTACACGTATGGTTCAAATTAATCCGCAGCTGTACGCAATGCTGCAGGCGCACATATCTGATCACGTTGCAACAATAGCAGGACAGCAAATAGAACAAGAATATAAACCACAGTTTGATAAGTTAAAGCAAGCATTACAACAGTCTCAACAAAATCCACAGGCTCAACAACAAATACAACAGCAAATGGATCAATTAACAAATGAAGCAACAGGAAAACAAGCGCAAGTAGAAGCGCAGATGACACAACAATTAGCGCAAGATGAAGAAGCACGTATGAGCCGTGAACAACAAGATCCACTAATTAAACTTAAACAACAAGAGATTGACCTTAAGGCAATGGAGACCACAGCTAGGTTGCAGAAAGACATGATGACGGATGCGGAAAAGTTAGATCTTGAAAGAGATAAACTTGAATCTCAGACAAGTATTGATATAATGAAACTTTCTTCTGATATGGATAAAACTAAAACAGCAGAAGCTAATAGTATGCTTAAAGAAAATATAACAACAGCACGTGAAGCGATGAAATCAAATTCACAAGAACGAATAGCAAGGTCAAACGCAAGGAATAAAGCAAATGGATCAAAAAGTACGAAAAATTAGTGATATAATGCAAAAAGCTGAACTTCTTATTCAAGAAGAACTAGCTGATTCACCAGAAAATGCAGTTCTTGTTGCATCTGGGTTATTAGCTGTTACAAGAAACTTATATGTACAAACTTTAGGAATAGATGGTGCTGTAAGAATGTTTGAAGCAGTTGCAGATAGTTTTGTTGCAACTGAAGAGTTTTTAAAACAAATTAAACCGACAATACATTAAGGAGAAAAATATGCCAGAATTTCAAGGTAAAAAATATCCCTATACTTCTGCTGGGTATAGGAGTATGATGCGCGACCAGAAAAAAGTTGGTGCTCAAAATCTTAAAAAAGGTGGAAAGCGCAAACTTAATAAAGGTGGCAAATTAACAAAGAAAAAATAGGAGGTAAACATGAATTTATTAAAAGATTTATGGGGACATCTAAAAGAATGGAATGAGTGGAAAATGAAGGACTGGATAAAGGCCGGAATTGTAGCAATCATTGTTCTTATTGTCCTTAAAGTTATAATAGTTCCAGGTGCATAATGGCGTTCGCTAATATTAATAATGATCCTAAGCAAGACGCTAGATCAGCATATTTACATAATGAAATGGCTAGGCGTGTCAATGAGGCACGCCAACACCGTGCTACGTTTGGAAATGCTGATTGGGTTTTATCTCAAGGACCAGAATTTTTTAAAAATGAAGAAAATAGGGTTAAGTATAAGCCTACATTAGTTAGCCAGAAAGCTAATCAGGATTTTTGGACTACGGATCGAGGTGACACCCGTAATATGTACCAAATGGTATTGAATAATATGGTAAGAGGTAGTGGAGCTCGAATGTTAGATCTTCGTGGATTACCATCAGTTGTTCAAGCTGATCCCAACAAATACCGAAGAGGAAGAAAAATGTTTCAGGACCCCTCCAAGTCCCAAGGATTTTTTGGGGATGTAGGGTCTTTATTTACTGGGAATAATAGAGCAGCAGTCTATGCACACGAATACAATCCTTTACATGAAGAGGGGTACGGAAGAGATTGGTTTATAGATAGATTTGGAAAACCTTGGGGTGAAACACTTGATGGTATAATGAAGTTAGCATTACCAGGTCCATTAAAATTTATGAGAGGGAAAGAAAGAGAACCACTGCCAAGTGATAGAAGCTGGATTCCAGAAGGTTTAGGTGAATATGATGAATTGCCTATGATAGATTTTGATGCATCATTATATAAAGATGGAATAGCAAAGTTAGTTCCAGATGATATTAAAAATCAAGAAATAGCTTCACTTAACGAAATAGCTAATAGTGGCGAAGGAATTTTTTATGGAGGAAGAGGGGAACTTTCACCTGATTTTGATTATGAAGAGGATAGAGAAGGACGTGAACTATCTAGAAAAATAGCTTTTTTAGAATCAATTAATCCTCATATAGATTATGATGATGTTATGCCTGGGTTAATAGATGAACTTTATGAAAAAGCATTACGGGATAGTGATACGACATCAGAAATAAATACAGCAAATACACAAGATGAAATGAAAGATCTTAAGAAACAAATTATGTCTAATACTGTAGACGAAGGACTTGATCCTACAAAATTTGGAGACATATCTCAACTTTATGACATAGATGCTAATGTCTTTGATCCAGAAGGTTATATAACAGAACAAACGGAAAAAGGAATTATGCCTAATATGGTAACAGGAATTGATGAGTCTAAGATTCCAGCAATAAATGAACAACAAATTATAAATGAAGCTGTAGAAAAGAATCCATGGATTATGAGAATAATGGGTAAGGATTATAAATATATCAGAGGATGGTTATGGGATATAGGAGTTCTTAACCCTAATTCTGATATGTATAAAAAAACAAGTCAATTAGAGATTCCTGAATAATGCCAGGTGGATACGGAACATCAGGACCATGGGGCTCGGCAGGAACATCATATGTTACACCCGGAAAAAGTTCTAGTCCTTATCAATCAGGTGCTGGATCTACCAATCAAGGTGGAAG